GTCGGTTTTTCTGAGAATGACATCAAGAAGATCGCGCGGCGGATCGCTGTCGAGCTTGGTGCAAATTTCACACTTTACGCTTGATTTTTCTCCGTTTTGTTCATAGCTATTCTGAAAATATTGTAGTAGTGTGTGTTGCTACAGAGGGAGGTGGACGGCATGGCAAAGAAGCAGACCAACGGAAATCTTGCGCTGGAACAGCAGCGTGTCATCGTCATCCCGGCGCACGATGAGATCGTCGCGCGGAAGCTGCGCGTCGCAGCCTATGCCCGCGTCAGTTCCTCCAGCGAAGATCAGCTTAATTCCTATCGCGTCCAGAATCAATACTATTCCGAACTCATCTCCGGTAATCCGGATTGGGAAATGGTCGATATTTACGCCGATGAGGGCATCACCGGCACGTCGGTTGAAAAGCGCGAAGATTTTCAGCGCATGATGCAGGATTGCCGGAAAGGAAAAATCGACCGCATTCTGGTCAAGAGCATCTCCAGGTTCGCCCGAAATACAAAGGACTGCCTTGCAGCCGTTCGGGAACTCAAAGAACTTGGCGTCAGCGTCCAGTTCGAAGAACAGGGCATCGACACCAGCAAGGTGTCTAGTGAGATGGTTACGGCAATCATGGCATCGCTGGCACAGAAAGGCAGCGAGTCGATTTCAGGCAATGTCAGATGGGGCGTCCAGAATCGGATGCAGGATGGAACTTATATGACAGCATCCGTTCCATTCGGGTATGAACTTTGCGATAAGAAAATGAAGATAAATCAGGAAGAAGCCCAGATAGTGCGTCAAATTTTTGACCTCTATTTGTCAGGCGTTAGTATCGAAAAAATTGTGCTTGAGTTAAACGCTGGATGTCATGAAATCAGCGATAAGAAAATCTGGTGTAAAACTGCAGTTTCCTATATTTTGGGGAACGAACGATATATCGGGGATCGACTGCTGCAGAAATTCTACATGACGGATACTCTTCCGACGAAGCAAGTAAGAAATAATGGTGAGAAGGCGCAATATTATGTAGAAAATACACATCCTGCAATCATCGATAGAGAACGATTTCATGCGGCGCAGGCATTACGCGTGTGCCGGAAAAAGCGAAACGGATGCGCCATCACCATGCGCCAGAGCAATTTAAGAGGGAACTGTTTCTGCGGAATGTGTGGTGGAAAACTAAGATCAAAAGAGGAAAACGGCATAATCTATTGGGTTTGTAAAACGCATAGCAAAGATAAGAAGTCATGTGCTAATTCGCCTGTGCAGGAAAAAATCATGGAGCAGGCTTTCTGCCGCATGTACTACAAACTCAAACACCACGGCGACCCCATCTTCTCACAGATGCTCTCGAATCTCCAAAAGATCCGCTACAGCCGAATGCTCTGGAGCGAAGATGTGATCTCCCTTAACAAGAAAATATCCGATATTCTCAGTCAGGTTCAATTCCTAACCCAGCTTCAGCAAGCGGGCGGCGTTGATCCTGACACTTTTATCTCATCCAATAACAAACTCAGCGAACAGCTCCGCAGGCTGAAACAGGAAAAGGCAAGGCTTCTCGACACTGACAGCAACGATCTGGCGGATCGCACCCGCGATCTCATGGACGCGCTGGAGGACGGGCCGGACTTCCTCGATGGCTTTGATGCGGAGCTGTTCGATGCGCTTGTTGAAAAAATCATCGTAGACAGCAATGAACGCCTGCGGTTCCGGCTGAAAAACGGCTTGGAGCTGCTAGAGCAAATCGAAAGGACAAGACGCTGATGGGAAATCGGAAGCTGCCGTTTGGGTATCAAATGCGCATGGGCGAGATCGTCCGGAACGAGCCGGAAGCCAACGCCGTGCAGGACATCTTCCTGCAATACACGCTCGGCGCGTCGCTGAAGGAAATCGCAGAACAGATGAGAAAGACCGGCCCCGTCTATGACGAGGGCAAGAGCTGGAACAAGAACATGATCGCACGAATCTTGGAAAACACCAAGTACACTGGGGCAGACAGCTATCCGAGATTGGTTGACATAAAATTATTTGAAGCAGCCGTCGAGAAGCGCCAGACCAAGCAGCGTCTGCCAGAGCGGACACCCGCGCAGAAAGCACTCAAACGTGTCTGCTCCAAACCGCCTACGCCGGAAATCGAACAGCAGGTCACACATCTGCTCGGCAAGTTGGCAGAGCAGCCAGAGCGCATTACGCAACCGGAAAAGCCGCCTGCATCAGCACATACAAGCACGCAGGTAGAATTGGATGAAATTCTGAACACCCAGCCGCTCGACGAGGATGCTGCCAGAAGCCTGATCTGCAAGCTGGCACAGGAGCAGTACGACACCATCGGCAACAAAGAATACGAAACCGAACGCCTGCGGCGGCTGTTTACAGCGTTCGAATGTACGGCAGAACTCAATGCGGAGCTGCTGCAGAGTGCCGTCTCTGCCGTGCTGGTGACACGCCAGACGGTGCGGTTGCAGCTCAAAAATGGACAGATCATCGGAAAGGACGATTTGGTATGACAGACGAAAAGCCGCGCGTCATTATAATCCCACCCAAGCCAGACCTACAGCAAACGACCACGGCCACAAAGCAGCTTCGCGTTGCGGCGTACTGCCGCGTCTCGACCAAGGAAGAAGAACAGGCCAGTAGCTATGAAGCGCAGTGCGAGTATTATACGGACAAGATCATGTCCAACAAGGAATGGACAATGGCTGGGATTTTTGCAGATGAAGGCATCACTGGCACGTCCACGAAAAAGCGTACAGAGTTTCTGCGGATGATCCGTCAGTGCAAACAGAAAAAGATTGACCTCATCCTTACAAAGTCCATCCAACGATTTGCCCGCAACACGCTCGACTGCATCAACTATACGCGCATCCTCCGGCAGCTTGGGATTGGGGTTCTCTTCGAGAAGGAGAATATCAACTCGCTTCCAGCGGACAGTGAATTTATGATCACCATGTACGGTGCGATGGCGCAGTCTGAAAGTGAATCCATCTCCGGCAACATCCGGCGCGGCAAGCAGATGCACGCAAAGGTCGGAACACTGAAAATCCCTTGCTACCGGCTCTATGGATACGAAAAAGATGCAGATGGCAAATTCCGCGTCATACCAGAACAGGCAGAAATCGTGCGCGAACTCTACAAGCGATATGAGAGCGGCGCCAGCCTGCGGAATCTGCAAGACTGGCTGGAAGAAAATCAGATCAAAACGGTTCTTGGGGAATCCAAATGGACAACGACAGCCATCAAGGGCATCCTGACGAATGAGAAGTACTGCGGCGACGTTCTGCTCCAGAAAACATTCCGGACAGATGTGATCAGCAAGAAAATCGTAAAAAATATCGGTCAGATGACCCAATATTATATGCCTGACCATCACGAGGGCATCGTCAGCCGGGAGCAGTACAATGCAGTGAAAGCAGAAATGGCAAGGCGAAGCGCCCTGCGCAGCCCATCCAAATCGGCTGTGACAGGACGCTCCTGTTATACGAGCAAATACGCGCTGTCAGACAGACTCGTGTGCGGCGAGTGCGGGACGCTCTACCGGCGATGCACATGGACGTCGCTCGGGCGAAAATACCCCGTATGGCGCTGCACCAGCCGCCTGAACTATGGCACAAAATACTGCCATGATTCCCCGACAATCAAGGAAGAACCGCTGCAAGCGGCAATTCTGGCAGCCATCAACTCCGCCATGAGCAATAAACCTGCCCTGCTCGACCTTATCAAGAATGCAGTTTCCTTAGAGCTTCTGCCGGTGCAGGGGCAGACGATGAGCCTTGCCGACATCGAACATCGGCTGGAACAGCTCGATGAGCAATTCCAAAACCTGCTGGCGAAGGCTATCGATGCGGAAGACAAAGAAGCCTGCAATGCTCAGTTCGCGGAAATCCTAGCCGAGCAGACTGCGCTCAAAAAGCAGAAGGAAGAAATCCTGCAAAGCAGCGTCGACACAGATCGCATCTGCACCCGCATGAAGCAGGCAGAACAAGCCATAGAGAGCACCGCATCCACGATCACAGAATGGAACGAAAACGCTGTCCGTCAGATCGTAGAGCGCGTGACAGTCCTGTCCGCTGATGAGATTCTGGTGCAGATCAAGGGCGGCGCGGAAATCAAGCAACGATTGGAGAGATGAAAATGATATACGCAACTGGCGATCTTCACGGAAACACTCTCCGATTCCAGCCGCAGTATTTCCCAGAGCAAGCCGAGATGACGAAGGACGACTACATGATCGTCTGCGGCGACGCAGGGCTTGTGTGGCACGGCGATAAAAGCGACGATCCGCAGCTTGACCGGCTGGAGGCCCTGCCGTTTACGCTTCTGTTCGTGGACGGCAATCACGAGAACTTCGATGCGCTGAACGAATATCCTGTGGAGCAATGGCACGGCGGAAAGGTGCATAAGATCCGCCCACACGTCATTCACCTGATGCGCGGGCAGGCGTTCAAGCTGCAAGGCCGCACTTTCTTCACAATGGGCGGTGCGCAGAGCCACGACATTGCAGACGGCATTCTGGATATGGACAGCCCGGATTTTTATGAGCGATACGATTCCATGCGCTGCAATCGTGGACAGTTCCGCATCAACCATATTTCGTGGTGGCTGGAAGAATTGCCGTCCGGCAAGGAATATGCCGAAGCCCAGCAGACGTTGGAACGACTGGACTGGAAGACCGATTACATCATCACACACTGCGCACCGACAGCAATTCAACAGAAAATCAGCCCCGACTTTAAGCCAGATAAGCTGACGGATTTCTTGGAAAAAATCCGATACCGCAGCCGGTTCCACTACTGGCTGTTTGGACATTACCATGACAATCGGATCATCGACGAAAAGTACGTTTTGCTCTATGAGCAGATGGTGCGGATATTATAAACAGGGCAGAAAAAGGCGCGGTCGTAGCGACTGCGCTTTTCTTTGCCCTGTTGGACATTTTGAAGGAGGAACCTATGTTATTTGAAATTACAGAATACTATACGGGCGAGAAAATCCGCCTGAAGCCGCGGGTCGAATTGTATGACACGCGCGATTACATGGGAAAGCAGATGACGGGACTGGCGATTGTTCTCGACGAAGTGGATCAAAATGAGAACGTGACCGAGCAGTACGCCGTCCTTACGGTGTCCTTTGGAGACTTCCTCACCATGAAAAACTGCGCATTCATTGACACCAACAACTGCCCGTTTGCGCCGCAGCTCCTTTCCGACAAAATCGCGCAGGATACCGGTCACAGCAAAATCAGCGGCTATTGCGAATATCCTCTGTGGGTGTTCAAAGAGGACTTCCTGAAAGAAATCGGCGGTGAAAAATACGAACAGTATTCTGAGCAGTTTGATGCCTATATGCGCAGAGAGATGTCTGAGGATGATATGAAAATGGATGAGATGTGCGGTATGTAGAAGCCGCAAGATCAGCGGCGCGGAGCGTTCAGCAGTGCGGTCGTTTTCATATTGACACCCATAAGCTCCCGCTGCGTCTGCCGGTTTGCTTGACACATGGGCATCAGAAAATTCACAGCCTTTCGGATCTGCTGCAGGTCAGAAGAAGTAAGAGCATTCT